CATAAGTTCCTTTGGTTTTGAACCAAAGTCACCTTTCATATCATTCTTTTCAAATTGTGCAGCACCAATTGCGGATGACATCATACCAAGTGAATCAATTACAATTAAAATTTTCTGCCTATCTTCCACAGCTTGAGTTTTGTATTCTTTAACAAATTCATTAATAATTTGTGCTGCATCATTAATTAATGACACATTGAATTTTACTAACTTTTCTTCTGATGTGTCGACGCCCAATGCGTGTAACCATTTTTCATCTAGTGCGTTTTCTGTATCAATTAATATACAAAAAATATCTTGATCTTGTGCATTTTTAATAATGTTGCCCGAAACAATGTAACTTTTACCTGCACCCGATTGTCCCGAAAACATCGAAACTTTACCAAGTGGTATTCCTTTGTCAAATTCCCCACTAATCAGATAATTAAGAGCATAATTTCCCGTGCTGATCCAGGTATCTGGATCGTGAAACCCTGCACTAATACCCGCAATACTCTTGGTAATACTTTTTCTGAACTTACTTATATCTATCGGTTTTGCCATTATTCTTCTCCTTGTTTAAATTTGGATTATGTTTATCACAATATACTATTTGGCCAGTTGGCAATTTATTATTTTCCGATAGAGCACCACCCTGTGGATCAATACCGCATTCACACACTTCTACATCTTCTTCCATTATTCTCCCCTTAACATATTTTACTAATAATTCTAATTGAGATAAGGTGGCATTACTCTTTAGTCGATTTGCTTCTAAACTAATTATAAATACGTTTCCCGGTACATATCCTAATTCGGGTATAACCTTATCAAAGCTTGCTCGATCTGATCGAGCTTTCCATTTTGTGATTCATACCATAATACAATTTTAATCCCAAAACAGGGCAGTATTCTGGTCTGTCTATCTCATCTATCTTAATAGTAAAAGGAATATCTTTTCTCTTAGCATTACCCTTAAGATCATTGAATTGTTTTATAAATACAGCTTCGTCAGTATCATATTTTTCATAATACCCGGTTCTAAGCCGCGTCTTTTCACATTCAATACAAGAGGAATCCCTTGTTCGGCGCAAAGACTCGTGACCATTTATACATTTACGGCCGGTTGTATAAAATTCTAATCCCTGGGATAATGCCTGTTGTCTAGGATAAGCGATATCACGTGTTTTGTATAATACACTATCATATCTCTCTTTATCACACTGTAAGCAAGTTCCATCTTTTACTCTTCTGTCAGAATAATGCCCATATTTACAAGGTTTACCATTATTAAAATATAATAAACCTTGGAGATGGGCCGCCTTTCGGAGGCCCATTTATCACTTATTCCTACTTCTGAGCATTGCAAGAATTTCCTGTGGGGATTTCCCTGCTGTTGCTGTTGCGGCTTCTTTAGTTTCAGTCTTTGGTGCATCCATATTAAATGGAGGATCATTGTCATCCATTTCTTCTGCAACTGGGATTGAAACCTTTGGAGTAGATACAGGTGTTGGTGTTGATGAGCGAGTCGAATATGCCTGACGGCTTACACGTTTACCTTCACCGTCTTCATCTGCATCATCTGCAGATTCAAAACCAAACGGTTTGAAATGCTGGCTCCAACGTGCTGGGTCATACAATTCACCATCCAAGGATTCTTGGAACATTTCGAACATAATTGCCATTTGTTCTGGTGTTGGTCGTTTTGGTAAGTATGTAGAAAGATCTACAGGCTTAAATTGTCCAGCAATGGAATCTTGCATTTCTTCTGTAAGGCTTGATTCTTTTCTTGCCCATTTGGAAGTTCCATAATCTGCATAACCACCTTTGCTTGTCTTTGAAACAATAAAATCTGTTCCATTGATATAATCAACTGGGTTGTATGTCATATCTGGATCCATCAATGCTGCCTGAATAATTGCGAAAATCTGTGGTCCAATAACGAATTTACGAATTGGATTTTCTGGAACTTCCGTTTCATTCATTGGGTCTTGTTTTACAAACCCTTGCATATAATAGGTACGTTTACACCAATATTTACGTGCAACATCTTCCAATGATTTATCTTTCCACATTGGACGAACTTCGTTCAAAATAGGACAAGTCATTTTTCCATCCCACATTTCAACACAAGGTACTTGAACGATAACTGGTTTGTTTTCGTCTTGACCTTTAATGCCTGGGAATGGTAATTTAATTACCTGACGTTCTGCCCAGAAGAATGTATTATCTGGATTTGCATCTGGTAAAAAGCGCAATATTGCGGAAGTGCCTTCAGGAATATCCCAGTGTGGGTATACTGTTTTGTCTCCACCTTTACGGGAAGAACCACCTTTGTGAGAGTTTAATGCTTGGAGTTTTTGACGGATTTCGTCGAGAGTTTTTGATGCCATTTTTATATTTTCCTTTTAGAACGCGGGTTATTTGCTTTAGTTTTTATTTTAACTATGATGCGTTATTTCTTAGTTAACGATATATTTATCTCTTTTACCGAACATTTGTATTGAAACAGAGTGTATAGAGTAAAACAGGTTTTCGTCTACCATAGTGCTAGTATACGAAAACCTGTTACGATTGTCAAGAATTTCGGAGCGAAACTCTTAGATATTTTTATTACATAAATTTATAATCGAATTTATCGAAATATGATTCCAGATCCCTCGATTCTTTAATTTCTTTTTTATCTTCTTTGGCTTTATCTTCTATTTTGATATTTTCAAATATTTGTGTCATCACGGCACGTTCAAAATCATTGACATAACCTTCTTTACACAATTTTGTGCCAATCTTGCTAACAAATCCAGAAAGTTCGTCATTTTCTACGATACGTAACGCGAATTCGTTTAACATATATCCCAATCTTGCGTGGTCACTTGCAAATTCAAATATTGGCGTCGTAATCGTTCCCGAACGAATTACAACTGGAGTCGCTGCCGCTTCTTCAATTCGTTTATGGAATGTGTCACGTTCTTGTACCAACTGCTTTACAATAGGAAGAACTTCCTCAAATTTTTCATCAAATCTGCGAATAGTAAACAAATCCTTTAATTGACTCACATCATCTTCGGCCAATGCTTCGCGTTCGAATGTTTCTAAACGAGCTTTTACTGTTTCATAAGTTTTTGTGCCAGTTAATTTCTTTAATTCTGTTTTGAGAGTTTCGATGTTCTCTTTAATAGTTTCAATAATTCCTGAGCTATCTTCGTTAATCAACTTGTTAGTGGTTACATAACGATTGAATGATTGAAGTTTAAGGAGTTGGCCAGTGCTTTCACTAATGTATGCCCCAACTTTATCTGTCATCGCACCACCGTGCGCCATATGTTGAGCCATTGCTCTTGCGCCAGGAAGATAATTATGTTGGAAACGCATACGTTCACCATTACATTCCAAAAAGATTGCACTGATATGACGGCTACGTGAACCACGAACATTTTCATCTACGGGAGTTTTATGACGAACTAAAATTCTAACATTTTCTAAAGTTTGTTGAGATGTTTTCATTGAACCAAACATCTTACTAAAACTTTCCATAACTGCCTCGTCAACTGCTGTCATATATTCCATCCCACTGGCAGTTCGATTTGCTACTAATTTACCATTGGATACCAGTCTATTCAATACTGGTTGAATGTCACTCAAATCAAGTTCCAGATCTGCCGCCAATGCATCTGCTGCCGTGCATCCATCACTTTTGATTATGTGCAGGATCTTCCCCATTAATTGATGATTGTATGGTTGTACCGAATTGTTTTCCATCATAGCGTCGCCCTTTTTCATTTTTGCTTGATAAGCATAATCTCTTGGTTGAATTGTCTTGCCAAATACCTTAATATCTAAATTCATTAAGAACTCATCTGCAATTTTACGGATACTTTTTTGCAATGAGTCTACAGAATCATCGACATCTGCGCCCTTACTGAATTCTATACTATTATCATCTTCACTAATGGTAACCATCATATTAGGTTTGGCTACAAAAAATCTACGTCCTGTATCTGGATCAGTTGTTTCTGTTCCCATATCGTCAAAAATTTTGACCTGGAGATTATTACCCTTTAGAAGGGAGAATATTTTTCCAGCTAATGCATCTAATTCGACCATAATAAAGTTCCTATTTCCGTTATTTATCTATTTTAGGTTTAAATTATGATAGGCATTGGTGATGAAAAGGAATCACCATCGTCGTAATTTACATTACTTGTGATAGCAGCTTGTGATTTTTCATCCCACATTGACACATATTCTAACATCCTGATTACAAGTATCAATGCCATAACTAAATCATCTGTTTGACCGATACGTGCTTCATATGTATTGCCTCTGGATACAAAAACCTTAAGTTCTGATAACAGGCCTTTAGAATTTATTTTTAATTTTAGTGTTTCAACTAAGAATTTTAATTTAGCACAACACTCTAGTTTAGATTTATTTGTTGTATTAAATCCAGCACGGCGGCTTCGACCATTTCCTGATGCAGTTTTATTTTTGGGATCGTGCAACATTGTTCCAGGAAAATTTTCTTCCCCCGTGTCCCTAATAACAACCAGAGCGGCTTCTCCTAATGAGTTATTTTCTACTGACCAATATGTTTCCGGATTACCGAATGTCTGAATTTCCTTTAATATTTCCCTAAGGGTTCTTACTTGTTCTTCGATTGGTGCCCTATTGTTGCTCCACTCTGCAACTTGAACTAATGTTGGTAGTTCTAATACCTGAATGGCGGAATTGTCACCACCAGTGCCCATAGATGGATCAAGTCCAACCACATATGTTAATTGTGGATTTATATCTTTATACCAACGAACCTGTCCTGTCTTACGAATTGGTGTAGATGATTCAATTTGTGAAAGTTTAACTGGGTTGATAAGTGTTTCTTCAAAAGTAATAAATTCACAAAGGTGTTCTCGACGGAAACGCTCATCACCGAGACTGGCTAACTGCTCAGCAGCCCACTTATCATCTCTATCAGGATGTGCTTCCCAGGTAGCCATATATGGTTTAAATCCATTAGTGCCTGTATCTGTTTCATTACCATTGGCATCAACTAATTTATTAGCTTTAAACCAAATATCAGCAAATTGGTCTTCATCTGTATTTGGGGTTGATGTAATAATACATTTACCACCAGTAGACAACGTAGGTGCTAGTGATGTCCAAAACGCTTTTGAAATACCTGCATCAACGAAAGAAAACTCATCTAGATATATCAACGATAATGACATACCACGACCAGTGTTTTCTGTAGTGGTTGTTGCTGTAATTTTTGATCCATTCGCAAATGCAATCGATCGCTTATTATAAGTTGTAACACCATCGCGAATATGATCTGGAATTGATTCATACGCATATCGAACGCGATCCATAATATCTTGTGCGGAATCATATTTGTATGAAGTGATAAGGATTTGTGCGTCATCATTAAACATCGCATACCAAAGCAGGTATCCGGCGGCTACAGCCGTTTTTCCCATCTGTCGAGAAACCATATTAATTGATTTTTTATAATGGGTGTAGGATTCTATTAAATCTAACTGAAAATCGTAAGGTGCGAATTTTTGTTTGCCCTTAACCGAGTGTTGGACATACATAAAATTACTCATAAAGTATAATGGACCCGTATCTGGGTCCATACACGCTTTCAGTTCGTCGAGTTGTTCCTTTGAGTATTTTACCTTTGTGTATGCACGTTTTACAAGTTTATCATCTTGGTATATTGCCATAATTATTTCTTAATTTTCGTTTCTTTGAGGTAGTTTCTATATCCGTAGACCAATTCTTT